GCCCTTGGCTTCCGGCTCGGGCGGAGGTGCCGCCTTCGCTTTCCCTATCAAGTCCTCCCGGTGATGTCCGGGCCGTCCTTTTTTTTTGTCTTCCATGTCCTTTATGTTCTTTCTATTTCGGGACGAATATCTTTTCAGTCACCCGTCTTTTGTTGTTCGTCGAGGAGAAAGTACAGAGCACGTCCTTCTCCCATACCGCCTCGAACCTGTCCTCCGGCATCCAATATTCGGAGATGAATACATGCCCCTTGCGGGCGGCGCACCAGTCGTAAAAGGCTTCATGGTCGAACGCGCCGCAACTGTATCCTGTCGTCCCCTTGTATGGCGGGTCGGCATAGATGATGCCGCCCGGCTTCACCCTTACCTCCCGGTAATCCATGGAGGATATTTCCAGCCTCCCCTCTCCTCCCAGACCTAATATCCTTTGCTGTCTTTGCAGTCTTTGCAGTCTTTGCAGTCTTTCCAGGCTTTGCAGTCTTTGCAGGCTTTGCAGGCTTTGCAGTCTTTGCAGGCTTTGCAGGCTTTGCAGTCTTTGCAGTCTTTGCAGGCTTTGCAGGTTTTCCAAAAATCTTTGAAGCCCGATTATTTCCATATAAGGGACAGGGAGCGGCATGAACTGCCGCATCTTGTTGTAATGTTCCTTGGTGGGGAAACTCCACTGCGAGGTGCCGAAATAATGGCGGTGCATACAAGTGCCGAGTCTCATGCCGACCTCCGCTTGTGTCAGTCCGCTTTCTTTGAGGGCGTCCAACAGATAGTTGCGGAGCTTTTCGCTCTCATCCTTTATGCTCCTGCACAGATTGGAGCACAGCTCGTCTATTCCCGCACACTCCTCACCGTGGCGCTCTAACCACCATTTGATGTACTTGCGCTTGTACTCTTCGTGATGTGCGGAGATGTCGCGGCGGCTGCCGTCCGACCTTATCCCCATGTCCGCAAGCATCGAGGTGTCACCCTGCACCCTTGCAAGGAACAGGGCGTGCTTCCAGTCCTCGACTTCCCGGCAATACAGATAGTTCACCCCGCCATTCCCGAAGCTCCAGCAGCAGGAGACATAAGGGTCGGTATCCTTCAGCCGGTAGAAGTCCTCCCGGCTTATCCACCTTTTCTCGTCGGCGTACTTGCCATCCATCACGTTGCGGAACAGCGCCACGGGCCGCGTGTCTATGTCGTTCGCATGTATGTGCCCGAACTTGCCAGACAGCATGGCGGCGTGCGTCACGGCGCAGCCTCCGGCGAACAGGTCGTAGAAGTGGCCGGCTTCCGGGAGAAGCCTTATGATGTCCGCCGCGATTTTGCTTTTTGACCCCATGTATGGAATTCCGTAGTTCATGTTCCCTCCTTCGTGTTTATCCTTTTGAAATATACCGACTGGCGGTCGGGGCGCAAGTGGAGCATGCAGGCCTTTGCGGCCTCGCAGCATTTCGCCCCTCCTTCCCCCCTGAACTCGCATCTTTCCCGGCAGGATTTAAGGCTCGAAAGCATGACTTTCAATGAAATCCCGTCAATCCTTGTCATGCCGCCCACGGGCGTGGCACGCAGGCGGCTTATCTGTTCCTTGTTCATTTCTTATTCTTTTGTCTGTTCAACTTGTTGATTCTTTATCCCGGAATCGTTGCCTGATGATTCCCGGTGCTCGAACTTGTCGCACATCCTTCGGGCGTTGGCCACCTTGCCCACGCCGTGTGTCATGCATCGTACCGTGAGTTGCCCCATCTTCCCGGCATGTCTGCAATCCGCACACCGGACAAATTCCTTTTTTGCTTTCATTTGTTGTCGTTCCATCCTTAAGAGTTCGTTGTCAATCTTGGATTCAATTTCCTTTATTTTGTACAATAATTGTTGTGGGTTCATTTTTTTTGCTTTGTTTTATAGTGAGACATTGTTTGCTAAATCTTCGACAGCCATTGCTCCCAAATGCGGCTTGCGACCTGCGCCATCATCACGGGCGGGACGGACATCCCGCAGACGTAATGAGGCGGCTGGCCGCAGAAATCGTAGTCCTGCGGGAAGGATGAAATGCTACATATTTCGCTTTTCCCGAGGAGCTTCGGTTGCATGAAGTGGAGCACGCCGTCCCTTTGGCTTGTAAGCGTGGGACATATCCTGTCCGGGTACGCATAAGCACGATTGAAGTTCGACCCTTTGCCGAACAGACGTTTGTTCGCGTCGCCTTGGTTGCCGTCGCCGTCCTTGCGGGCATCCCACAAAAGGCGCATCTTCCTGGACGTGATTTCAGCTCCCGAATATTCGGCGACCTGGCCGAACATTATCGGAGTCTCGTTGAAGTCAAGGTCCAATATCGGCACTTCGTCGAAAAGGTCTTGCATCACCAAGAACGGGGCGGCAAGGTCTTTACGCAAACAGACGAAGAACACACGTTCCCGCCTTTGCGGAACGCCCATCTTAGAAGCGTCAAGCAACCAATGCCGGCAATGATACCCGGCATCCTCGAAGCCCTCATATATCCGCCTCACATAGTCCTTGGCCGCGCCAAGCAACAACCCCTTGACGTTTTCGGCGACAACGACTTTGGGTTGCAGCTTCTTTGCAAGGCCGATGAAGTCGAAAAACAAGGTGTCCAGTACTTGCGCCGCCTGTCCCTCCCGGAAGTGTTTCATCTTGCCCCATGCTTTTTCACGGCTTCCGGCGACCGAAAACGTGGAACAAGGGGGCGACCCGTCCAGCACGTCAAGGTCGTACAATTCGGGCGGCAAGTCCGTCCTGTCCTTGAACGCCTGTATCGGTTCAAGGAAGGAGAACTCGGGGTCGTGGTTCTGACGATATGCGGACATCATGCAGTGGTCTATCTCGTTGCAGCCTATCACGTCAAACCCGGCGAGCTTGTAGCCCATTGTTGAGCCACCCCCGCAGGCGAAGCAGGAAAACACCTTGCCTTTGTCCTTGGCGAACCGGGCATCCTTCAAAGTCCAACGGTAATCGAACTTATGCCCCTCCTGCAGCCCGCCTGGGAGGGTGATTTCTATCTTTTCCATATTCATGTTAAAACAAATAAAATCCCTTAAGTCATTTCGGTCTTCAACACACGGTAGACAGCCCCGTTTATTTCCCTCCTTTCAAAATCGGCGAACGAGGCCTGCCCTTTCAGGACCAAATAGCAAACCTCGTTGTAGGAATACAGCCTTGCCCGCCTGTCAAAGCGGATTATGTCGGAAATATTCAGTTCCTTGTACTGGAAATTGTCCAGCACATGATTGATGGCATGTTTCAACCTTTCGGACGAAAAGCCATTGTCCATCACGCGTTCCGCAAGCAGATTGAAGAACGCGTTGTCCATTTTAGGGAATGCGACCTTAAGGCGTTTCATGCCCACTGCTATTTCGTCCGGACTTGCCGGACAGCCTCCGAAGAGGCTAATCGACATCTCCCCGTCGCTGTTTTTCATAATTGCCCCTGGCGATTCCTTCCGCGACATGGCGCATGAGGTCTTCGTCGTCGGCAGCGGAATCAGTTCCGCGATTTTTTTTGTTTCTGTTTTCATAATTGCCTGATATTACTTTCTCGAAATTCGTCGGCTTTATGAGCCAGTCGAACGACGCTCGCCAGCCGTTTTTGTTCTGCCCTTTGAGGAAATCGCTTTCAAAGGCCTTACGTATCATCTCGACAAAGGCTTCCTTCCCCCTCTCCTTGATGCGTGCCCTGACCATTCCCCTGCGGGCATCCGACAACGGCTTCCTTATCGTGCCGAAGACACCCTTTGTCTCCGAATTGAAGTAATCCGCCAGCTTGTCGAAGTCGATTTGTTCCTCGTGGGGCGAAGTCCCACAAAGAACTTCTTCAGAAGTTCGTAAAGAAGAGTTATTATTATTATATTCTTCTTCTTTCTTATTATTTGGGTTAGAGGTGGGTTGCTCATTTCCCAAGTGGGTTGCGAGGTGGGTTGCAAGGTGGGTTGCAAGGTGGGTTGCAAACCTCTGCAACTCGCTGTCGCTCATGCCGTTAGGTGGGTTGCAAGGTGGGTTGCAAGGTGGGTTACTGAGTGGGTTATCCGCATCCGCGTCGGCGTTGTATTTGGAATAATTGACCAGCGTGATAACGTTCACCCCCTGGCCATTGTCCGTGGCAATCATGTTTTCCCGTTTCAGCTTGCCCAAGAACGATTTCACCCATTGTTCGGACCGTCCCCATTTCTTCGCGAGGAATCTGTTGGATGCTGGATACTGCCCTCTTCCCCATGTCACCTCGTAACACCCGATGCGCGACGTAGTCGGTGATGCCTCAAATCGTGCCGACTGAATCAAGTCGAGCCACGCTTCGCACTCACTAAATGCCCGGGCGGCCTGCCATATCTTGTTATCGAAGAAAGACCGGGAGAGTTTGATGTATCCTTTTCCCATATAATTATTCCTTCGCAAAAAAATGCCGCCTTGTCACCCTTCGGCGGCGTGTACCTCCTCCAGCTCGAACTCCACGCGGGGGTCCGACTTGTCGATGAACTTTTCCGCCGTTATCTTGACGCAGTTGCGGTCGTTCCTGACGGCCTTGCAGCCCTGCAGGCAGTCAAGGAGAATCTTGAGGCAATTGTCCAAGTCCGGGCGCTGGTTCTCGTAAAAGACATCGAGCCGGATGGAGAACAGCCCTTTTATGTCCTTGTCCCTGTACTTGTCGCATTGCAGGTAGAAGGACTTCTCGTAGTCCTTCAGCACCTTCTGCTTCGCCAAGCTGGCGTGGCCTCTTATCACGACCACCTTGTAGCAGTTGCTTTTGCTGGGGACTTTCCCCCTGATAATCTGTTTCATGGTTGTTCGCTTTTTTAGTGAAAAATAGGTGATGCCGGCAGGACTCGAACCTGCATGATGGTGCGTCTTCCCATTCCGCCACGGCATCAAAATCGCCCGCATATCCTCGCGGACGGCAGGCGATAACCACAAAATAAAGTTACCTCATGTTTCCCGGGCGGCATTCGCATGGCGACCGCCCTTGTACGTTTCCAGCCTCCTTATCTCCTTCCTCAGCAGCCTTTCGGCGTTCAAGTACCTGTCGCTCCCCGGAGGAGCGGAAAGGACAGCGCCGACATGCCTGGCTATCGCTTCAATCAGGTAGTCCGGGGGGCATCTCGACTCGTCCTTCATCTGCCCCAGTTCTTGAATTGTGCCAGGCCGACCCGCGTTATTTCCGACACCATCTTTTCCAGCCTTTCCTCGGCGATGGAGATTCTCGTTTTTAGCAGGTCGAAGTCCTTTCCGTTCGCTTCAATCCGCAGAACCTTGATGTTCAGCAGCTCGGACATCCGCGGGTCGTAGGATATGAAGTCCACGTACCTGCGTCCGGTGAACAACAGGTTGGCCTGGCACTGGTAGTAGTATTGCCTGTTTGCCGCCAACAAGTCCTCCGGGGATTTCATCAGCATGAACTCCACGTGCTTCGCCGAATTGAAGGGGCATTTAATCTCTATAATCCCTTGCCCGTCCTTGTTCATCCCGTCGGGGCTTCCCCCGCAGTGCGGGGAATAAGGGATGAACCCGTTTTCCTCGACATCCATCCCGGTGAGTCCCGAGTACAACCGTCTTGCGTCCGGTTCGTACATCTCCCCCCACCGGGTAGCCGCGTTGGAGAACGCCATGTCCTGCATCTCGACGAACACGTCGTCGTTCATCACGCTCTCGGCCACTTTCCCCTTGATGTAGGACATGGCCGTTTCGCCGAGAACCTCGTCCTTTTTGCGGGACGAGGCCAGGATGTTGTGAATTTCGGAAGCGGTTAGCTTGCCTTTCCGGGCAAGAAACCATTCTGCAGTGCGCTGTTCCATGGTCACATGTTGTTGTCTATCACCTGGTTGAAAAGGTCGATGCTTATTTCCCCCTTCGCCAGTGCTATCTCCGCCGCCTTCGGGTCGTCTTTGACCCGCTCGTAGTTTGCCTGCATCTCTTCGCCGGACAGCCTTGCCGGCTCGATTTGCTCCGGCTCGTTGTCCACGTATTCCGCGGAAGCCTCTTCGATATGGTTTATGTCCCCCTGGACGGTGGACTGGTCGAACTCGACCGCCTTTTGCATGTCCACGGACATTATCCCGTATTTCGATATGAGGAGCTTCAATACCGTCTTCTTCGCCATCGCGTCGAAGTCGTCCTTCCATTTCCCGTACCCTTTCTGGTATGTCTTGGAGTAGCGCCGGGCGTGCTTCTCGCATTCCTCTCGGGTCATGTAGAAGTACTTCTCAAACCCGTTCATGAGGCCCATGTAGGCCACGTATCCTACGACCTTGTCGGACTTGCGGCCGTCCGGGTCGAACTCGATTTCTCCGGTGAACCGGTTATGCTTCTTGATTTCGCCCTCGTACACCTCGGTGGTGTTCAGTGTCCTGTACTGGCCGGAGCGCTGGGCCAGCTGGACGAACCCGCGCCACATCATCTGGAACTGCGCCACGGCCTGTCCCTTTTCCTTGTATGGGACGATGGCCGCGAAGCCGAGGTTCGGGTTGACGGGCAAGTCGAGGGTGGCGGCTATCGCCGCGCTCATCAATACCGTGTTGGGGTTCGCTTCCTGCAATGCGGGATTCCCGTTGACGACGTTGATGACGGACGAGATGAACCCGGCCGACTTGTTCCCGAGTATCTCATAGAATCTTTTTTTCGTGCTTTCCGCACTCAGCAGCCCTTTGAGCTGCTGAAAGTTCGTCTTTGCCAATTCTGCCATAATTCTTTTTTTTGTTTTTAATCTGAAAAGTGAATCCCGGGCTATCTGTCGCAGACCGCCCGGGATAATGAAAAAATATAAACAAAACCATATATTAGAAGAATGTCCACAAAGGCCAATGCCCTGCCTCATGGCGGCAATGGACTACTCTGCCATGTCGACAAGGCTTTTCACCCCGGTTCTGAAATTGTCGAACCGGGCCTTGATTTTGACATACAATTCCAAGAGGCAATCATGTCTCTCCTTCAGCCTGTCATATTCCGCCTGCAGCGCGTCGTATTTCGCCTGCAGTCCTTCTTCCTTTGATTCTTCCTTTAATTCTTCTTCCATGTCTTTTATTTTTTAGTGTTATACATGTCGAGCTTGCAGCTCGAATATGCAAAAGCCAGCAGTCCGACCAAGTTCGGCCAGAAGGTGGCGGATTCGGATGCCACCAGAAGCAGCCCGAAGAACAGGCCCAAAGCGTAAATCCATTTCTTCATGTTCTTTCCTCCTTGTTTACATTGAAATTCGTCGGCGGCTGTCGGGGAATCGAACCCCGGTCGTCCTGCGGCACGCTACCATTACATGCTTAGACAGCCATAAATCGCCCCGCTATCCTCGCGGACCACGGGGCTTCAATCACATTGATAACTAACCTCATAACCTTATAATGGTTCACCGCGTGCGTGGACTGGCCATGCATGCGGAGAGGTGAAGCCCTCGCCCGTCACGGGGTCCGGCTTCCGATTAACTCAATATAATAAAAAACACGATATTAATAAATTAGAAAGTCCACGCAACTCCCATTCCTGAACCCAAACACAAGGCGGGGAGCGGGGGACTCGAACCTCCCGAGGCGCATCCTTGCCTCCCCTTTTCGCCCTCCCCGCCTTCACAGGTTCGGAGGGCATTTAGGTAGGTTACTTTACAACAAATCAAGGTAGTAAAGATGAGATAAATGTGTCAATTATGATGCTCATAACAACCGCAGGAAGTGCGGTTAAGTGCCCTCCAGCCAATCCGATTGGCACGTCGCGCCCGACTATCCAGTGCGGTGGAGGGCTATGTTCCCTTCTGACAGCCGGTTGCGCTACCAACCTGTCGACGGGGGCATACCCCGCTGTCCTTGCGGCGACCACGGGCGGGTTCCGGCATTCCTGCTATCCGTCCGCTCGCCGCGTTTCTTCTTTTTCCCTCAGCACGTCAAAGAGCTTTTTTTCCCAAGTGGGCAGCCGGGAATCGAACCCGGAACGGCTTGACTAATGGAAACTTCAATAAGGCGCCGTTTCCGCCGCCGACGCTTCGGCCGGCCTGCCTGTGTCACTACAGCCTTACCAGTTGTAGCTCTCGTTGAACAAGTCCCATTCGTCGTCGGGGACTTCTTCTTCCTCGTCGCCGTCGTAGTCGTAATCCCCGTCAGGGAGACGGCGCATGATTTCCTTTCCCACGGCCCGTTCACTTTTTGACGACCGTGTTCCGCCTCATGAACCGCTCCATGCTGCGTAGGTCGTACCAGACGGTATTCTTGTACCTCGCGAATCCGATTTCCCCAGCGTCCCGGATGTCTTTCAGGTAGTCGTCCGAGATGCCGAGGTAAGCTTTCGCCTCCTCCCTGCTCAGCCAGACCTTCTCGACGGGCTGCACCTTTCCGACCCTACGCGCCGTCATGGCCTCCCTCCTTTTTTGAGGAGGGTTATCGGCTTGCGCTGGAGCACGCAGCCGTATTCCCGGAGGGCGACCTGCCGTATCAAGTCAGGCTGCTCGCCTTCCGTCACGAAGCGGAGGGCGAGGCGGACGGTGGCATCCGTCACGCCGAACCGGGTCGCCAGCTTGGCGATAGTCCCCCGCTCGTACAATATCCGGTATTTCTTTTCCATATTCATATTTTTTACTATATTTGCCGAATGCCGTTTTCATTTTTGTTTTGAAAACGGGTTCGTTATTGATTACGATGCAAATATACTGAAATATTATCAGTATGATTATTATTTTACTGAAATTTTTTCAGTAAAAACAAAGTTTAACAAAGTCGTTAATTTGTGTAATATAGATGTAAAAAAAGTGGACACATGGCATCTAACATATTATACAAGACGAAATAAAAAGCCCCGTAATAGGTGCAAGCTGCCACAGGGCCTTATATAATCATCCTCGCAAGAGGTATGTCTAACATGTCGTTGAAACAACTTGCACTTGTTACGAGCGGCAAAGATGCTGAAAATATTTCAGTGTTTCAGTAAAATCAAAAAAACAATGACTGCAAAAGAACGTTTAAAGTCATGGCTCAAGGAAAACAAAATCACGGAAGCCGCTTTTGAACAAAAATCCGGATTGTCCAACGGTGCTGTCAGCAAATTTGGCGAAAGCCCAAGGAAAGAAACTTTGGATAAGATAAAAAGCGCTTATCCCGAATTAGACATCGCGTGGGTTTTAGGTTTCGCGCAGCAGTCGCACGAAGGCAAAGAAGGGAATGACATTTGTATCACAAGCCCCATTGCCAAACGTTTTTTTGAGGTGTTAGAGCTTGTTGGCGAAACATTGACATCCTTGAGCAATGAAATTCCAAACTTCACGGCCAATCAAGAATTATCAGATGCAAGAACCGGGAGAAATGAAATCCAAATTGATGTGGTTGGATATTTGTGCGCGAAATATCCCAATGTCAATGCAGGTTATATAATAACAGGGATAGGAGAACCTTTTAATAAAAGCGGGATGAACATTAATCGAATATCCGGTACAAAAAGCAAGGAGCCGACATCGGACCAAGAAATAATCTTGTACGACATAAATGCGGCGGCAAATTTAAAAACACTGCTTGGGGACAAGACCCGGAATATTTTAGGGAAGATAACCATCCCGGATATACCTAAATGCGATGGGGCGGTATATGTGAAGGGGGATTCGATGTATCCGCTCTTAAAGTCAGGAGATATTATTGCCTACAAAGAAGTGCATAATTTCGACAATGTAGTAAAAGGAGAAATGTATCTTATTTCTTTCGAGCTTGACGGTGACGAATATCTTACCGTCAAATATGTGAACAGCTCCGACAAAGTTGGATACATAAAGTTGGTCAGTTATAACCCGCACCATGACCCTATGGACATCCCTATCAGCGCTATATATGCGATGGCGTTAGTCAAGGTAAGCATTAGGATGAATACGATGAGATAATTGTTATAAAAAGTTGAATGCGTAAAAATATATACAATGGAAGAAGTACTGTTTTTGATGATTGTGGCGTTATCGTCCCGCCGCGTCGTCGATTCCGCGGGAAGGGATGGGGATGGCGTGTTCGCGGCATTTGTTTAACTAAAAAACGACATGAGATGGGAAACGAAAAGCGCGGAAGGAAGGGAAGCCCGGCCCGGGGCTGCATGAGCAAATCGACGGCGTTCGTGTTGTTGGCGTTGTTCGCCTTGTACAAGGGGTGCTCGTCCTGCCTGGACGAGAGCCGGAAGCGGTATGACGACGAGTATTGGCGTTCCGTCGCGCGCGAAAAGACGATGAGGGAAGCCGGGCTTGACCGCTTCGCCGACAGGGAAAGGAAGGACAGGCAGATGGAGGCGGAAAGGAAAGAACGGGTGAAGGACATCGCGAGGAAGGGCATCCGTGCCAAGGCGGACCGCGGCGACGCGGGAAAGGGCGCGGGGGAGGAATCCGGGCACGGCGGGAAGGCCTACGGGATAGCCTCGGAAGGCGAGGTGTACGTCCTCGACACCATAGGCGGCGGCAGGATATTGAACGAGAAAGCCACCGAATATTTCGGGGAAAGGACGTATTACAGGATAGGGAAAGGCGATGCCGTGTTCATAATCAAGGAAAGCGGGAAGTGGGTCAAGGTAAGGCATGTGAAGTTCCCGCAGAACTGCGGGTGGATAGAGAAGGAGCACATAGGCAAGGAGGCGAGGAAGGACGGGAAGGCGCGAAGCCGTCCCCTGAATGGCTACAACGGGAGCGAACAGCAAAAGAAAGACCTCGAAATGATAGATGAATACATGAAGGGGCATCCGGATTTCTGATTGCCGCTTTCCCCCGCCCCGCCTTGTCCCGGCCTTGGCTGGCGCTTGTTCGTCACGCCGCAACCGCATAGTGGCATTCCATCAGCATCGCGGATGAAACATCAACACCTGCGAAATCCGGCAAAAAGGCCGATTGCGCAGGCATTCACGCACCTTTTTTGCCACAAGGGCACACCAGCCCTTCTCCCAACAACTATATATTAATATAGTATTGGGGCATCCTTTGATTAAAGGCAGGGTGGCCGTTGTTGATTCCGTGCTCCCATACACGAATATCCCGACGTTGTCAATGTCGTTGGTCTCCTGTTGTCGGCTGGTAGGACAGAGCAGGGATTTGGGATATTACAACAACGACCGAGGGCCGTTTTGTCTCGCGGCTGTCTGAGGGGGTCCGCTCGGTCGGCACTGATGAAACCGATGCTTGAAAAAAAAGCCCCGTAATAGGTTGCGGCTACTACGAGGCTTTTATATAGTCCTCTTGCGAGGAGTTTTTGAGCTTGCTTGATGTAACAGACCGCAACTTGTTACAGGGACAAAGATAGTTGATTTTTTATCAATAAAAAAATTAGAATGTTGATTTTTTATGAAAGCAGAAAGTTATTCCAAGCGATTCATCGATGTTGTCGAGATAATCAGGGGTCGCAACCCTTCCATTTACGAGGATTTGAATATAGACAGGACGTTGAAGTCCAAGATTAAAACCGGCGTGCAGAATGCGTCCATAGAGAAGATTCTTAATCTTTGCTCGATGTATGACGATGTGAGCGGGGATTATATCCTGACAGGCAAGGGAAGCCCGTTGAGGGAAGACGGGAATCATGGTTGCCCGTCGGAAGACATGATTCCGCTTTACAAATCCGAGGCGGCGGCAGGTTTCGGGATGGAAGGGATTGCCGTAGGGGCTAAGGACATAGAGGGATATTACAGGATAAGGGATTTCTCCAACGCCTCGTTCATGCTGCATGTGAGGGGGCTAAGCATGAAGCCGCTGTATAACCCGGGCGACATTGTCGCCGTCAGGGCCATCGCGGAGCCTCGGTTCATCCAATGGAACAAGCCGCATTTGCTGAGCACGAAGTCACAGGGGCTTATGTTGAAAAGATTGAAGCCCGTGGATGACAACAATATTCTGGCGGTCAGCGAAAACACGGAATACGACCCGTTCCCGGTCCCGAAAGCGGACATCAACGGGATTGCCCTGGTTTTGGGGGTGGTAAGGATTGACAATTTGTGAAGCCTAATCAGAAGCGGATTCTTATTGCTGCAATTATTCAAGCGAAAATTGAAAATCTGTCGCAATTATTCAAGCGAAAATTGAAAATCTGTCGCAAATGGAATTGGACAGGCTTGTAATTTGCTTTATATCAACAATATGACAGGCTGTATGTCCTGCTTTGGGAGCAGGGGGTCCCAGGTTCGAATCCTGGTACCCCGACAGGCTGGAAATGAAGGGGTTATGTTTGAAATATAACTCCTTTTTTGTTTGTTTATGCTTAATTATATTGCTCTAAAGGTGGCTAAATATGGCTATCTTGTATATTTGCGTTGCAAATCGGTTGCAAATTCTTAGGCGGATTCGCAACCTCAATCAAAAAAACGGCATGGCAATCATATCTTTTTATTTGGACACGAGACGGGCGAGGAAGGACGGCACATATCCGGTGAAGCTGTACGTGAACCATAACGGGCGTTTTTACATAAAAACGGAATTTTCGGCGAAGGAACAAAATTGGGAAGGCACTCAGTTCTCGAAGGCAGAGCCTAACCATAAGGCAAGGAACATATCATTGCGCAGCCTGATGAACAGGGCGGAGGAGGCCGTGTATTCGTTGGAAAGGGAAGGTAAGCTGAAAGGGACTTCCGACGAAAGATTGAAGCACCTGATAGTACAAGCCATAACGCAAAAGGAAGATAAAAGGAATACGGTATTGGGCTTGTTTGATGAGTTCATCACGTCGAAGACGAAGAGAAGCACCATGGAATTGTACGAACTCACGAAGTCGAAGATTGAACGGTTTTCCGGCGATTGCTCGTTTGGCGAGATAGACAAGAAATGGCTCGTCGACTTCGACAACTTCATGCTTTCGGCGGGGATGAGCACGAACACGCGTTCCATCCACATGCGCAACCTCAGGGCCGTGTTCAATTACGCCATAGACGAGGAAATAACGGACAATTACCCTTTCCGCAAGTTCACGATAAAAAAGGAGGAGACCCGGAAACGTTCTCTCTCGGTCGAGCAGCTGAGGAGGCTGAGAGATTATCCCTGCGAAGGCTACCTGCAAAAATACCGCGACATGTTCTTGCTCATGTTCTATCTGATAGGCATAAACTCGGTGGATTTGTTCGGGGCGAAAGAGCTGAGCAATGGCCGTCTGGAATACAGGCGGTCAAAGACGAACAAGCTGTATTCAATAAAGGTCGAACCTGAGGCCATGGAAATAATAGGGCGTTACGGCGGGAAAAATCATTTGTTGGACGTGTTGGACAAATACAATTACTACAAGGATTTCCTCCACCGGATGAACGACGGCCTGAAGCGTATCGGCGAAGCGGAAATAGCAGGCAGGGGTGGAAAGAAACTGATAACGTCCCTCTTCCCTGACATTTCTTCCTATTGGGCAAGGCACACATGGGCGACTATCGCCGCATCGCTCGACATCCCGAAGGAGACCATATCCGCCGCGCTGGGGCACGAGATAGGCTCGCCCGTCACCTCCATCTATATCAAGTTCGACCGGAAAAAGGTGGACGAGGCGAACAGGCGCGTGATTGATTATGTACTGTACAATAAATGAAGAAGCCGGGACTTCTTAACTTCTTGATGCAAAGTTATCCCGATGATAGGACAAGAGGAAAAAGGGGACTTTAAGAAATAAAGAAAGCCGCTCAAAATGAACGGCTTATAAAATTTTCAGGGGACTATAGGAGGGGACTTTTAGGGGACTTTCAGGGGACTTTTAGGGGACTTTCAGGGGACTTTTAGGGGACTTTCAGGGGACTTTTAGGGGACTTTCAGGGAACTAAAAGTTCTTACAAGTTCGTCCGTCAAGGCACGGCATAAAGGGGAAAGCCCTCTGTCCCTCCCGGACAAAGGGCTTTTTAAGTAAGTAAAACTACACCGCATTAGGGTGTCACTATGCAAAGCGGCGATTTTCTTCCGCCCTGCTTTTGGCGGGATGGTTAAGAAGCATTCCCGCCCTGCTTTTGGCGGGATGGTTAAGAAGCATTCCCGCCAGCCGTCTTGGCGCTCCATAGCCACATTTCCAAGTCCTTCGCCCATTCCTCGGGCGGATACGGCGCGTCCCAGTAGGACTGGACGATGCGGACCGCTTCCTTGGCCTCGGCATCGCTCAGCCCCCCGGCAATCCCGAGGAGCTTCTTCTTCGCCTCGGCGTCCAGCCCGGCCTCGTTCGCCGAGGCAAGGTAGTCGCTCAGGCTGAAATACAGCATCCCGGGATATTGGCCGTCCGCCCAGTCCACGGCCGTCCCGTCAAGCGCCCCGGCCATGGATGCCCAGTAGCCTTTCCCGTCCATCTTCCTCAGCAGCCCGCACCGGGCTTCCAAGTCGCAGGAGGCGATGCCGGGGCGGTTGCGGGCCGTCCATTCCCCCATTTCCCGCACGATGCCCGAGAGCCTTTTCACGGTGTCCCTCGGCGGACGGTCGGAGATTTCCGCCCCTTTGGCATAGCGGTACAGTCCCTCGGCGAACGTCACCGACACCTGCGCCCATGTGTCGATGGCCTGCCAGCAGAGGTGCGGCTTCCTGATGAGGAAGTAACGCTCCAGCCCGTCTCCCCTCTTGTAGAGCTGGCACGATACTTCCTTTCTCCGCATCATGCAATAAAAAACCGCTTCGTTTTCCGCGGGCTGGTAGTCCGATTTCACGAAACAGCATTCTTTCCCGTCCGTTAGGACGTACTTTTCCCATCCGCTCGGACAGGTGACGAGGCCGGCGTAGTAATTTTTCGCCGCGCCCGATAATTTCAAAATATCCATATATATGTTTTTAAAAATTAAGTTGACACATTCGGCAGGACGCGCATGTCCTGCCGAAATCCGGGAAGCCGATAATCATGCAATTGCAGCAATAAAGCCGGAGTTCGCCGGGGCTGTTCCGGCTTTATTTGGCTTTCTTTGCGGATATTATAGCGTAGCTCCCATTGTAATGAAGCCATTCGCTTAAATATTCCCGGCATTCGTCCCACGTTCCGTAGAAACATGGGAACTGTTTGCATCCGCCAATTGTTTCCTGGACGCAATACACCGTCTGAGAAGCTATTCTTTTAGCTTCTTCTTTTTTAATATTACTATAAATTCTTCTTGTTAATTTCGTTGTTTTCATTTTCGTTAATTTTAATTTATTAATTTAGTTGTTTTCATTTAAATGAGGCGAAATAATCCATCGCCTCCTTCGGCATACGCCTCCCCTCGCAGCAGATGTAGCGGTCGGTCGTCCCCCGCGTATGCCCGAGTATTTTCTTTATCCATACTTCAGACACTCCGCGCGCCGCCAAATTGGATGCGCACGAGCGGCGGGCCGTGTGCGACGCTATCAGGTCGCATTTTCGTCCCGTCACGCTGCTCCCGGCCCTGAAACACCTCGTCCTTGCCGTTATTCCGGCTTTCTCGGCGAGTTTCCTGACGGTGTCGTTGAAATACACGTCGGAAACTTTCCTGTCTCCCAGGGCGGGGGAAAAGTCCCTCATGTACCGCCGCAATATGGGCGATACCGGGATTTCAACGTACACCTTCGTCTTCTGGCTCACGTAGGAGAGCCACCCGCCGGATATGTTGTCCGGAGTGAACTGCGAGAAGTCCGAATGGCGTGCGCCCGTGACGCACCCCAGGACGAACTGGTCACGGATAAGCCGTTCCGTGTCGTTCGCCACGTCGACAGCTGAAAGCAGCCGGATTTCGGCCTCGTCCAGGTACGTGTTTACCGATACCTGCTCTTTCAGCGTCAGGACGGAGGCGAAGTCGAAACCAAGCTCCACCTCGTCCGAATACCGGTTCAGCACCGCCTTCAGCTTGGCGGCATACTGCCGGGCGGAGTTGGGCGATACCCGTTCGCCCATGTATTCGGCAAACCGGACGAGGCGGAGTTTGGAGAGTTCGCCCCATTCGGCGCCGCACCCGTTCGCCTCCTCGAACATCCTGAGCACGCATCCGTACCCCGGATATTTCTCCGTGAAAGCCTCCTTCAGGCTTGTTGCCTTTGTCGTCATAATATAATGGCGGTTGACCTGTACACCGCAAGGTTTTTTTTTAATTTATCGTTTATTGTCTTTTTTGTCTTTGCCTTGTCCGCCGCCTATCGGAATGGCAAGGCAAAGAAGAAGCATCCACCCTATAAACCGGAGCGCTGGAACTCCGCCGAGGAGGGCGATAATTAATATTATCCAGCATGCGATACCTAATTTCATATTCTCCCTAATTTATGCGGGGATTTCTCCCCGCTTTGATTCTCTTATATAGGTTTGCTGATGCTGCGTGTAGATGTCCAGCTTGTCAAACAGTTCCGCTGCCAAGCCATCAACGCTAATCCACATGCGTTGCCAGTAAGGTCCGACCAACTGACAAACTGCATTACGTTGCTCGCCGGTCAGTTCGTCGCGGTGGATGCTGCCAGTTTCAGACAGTCCGGGCAACGACTGTAATATTTTTCTTCGTAGTTCCAAATGGATTGTATCGCCCATTTCGCGATCCACCTTAACGCCTTTTGTGCCTTTGCTGCCCATGTACTTCATGGCAAAATCTGTAAAATCTTTATCTATATATTCGGTATCTGCGCAGTCGGTCATCCCGTCAAAAGTATCATAATGAGTTATAAAAAGGTCAAGGTTTACGGCCTTTTTAAATGCTTCCACCGTCGGGCCATCTGTATAAGTAAGATTCCACGACTCGCCCCACCCCTTATTCTGTGTTAGCGAGAATTTAACCCCTGGGAAGGCTGCGCGACACATTGAAAGAATGTTTGTTCGGCGCACCGTGTTTAACTTTCGGTTGATGGCCTTATATTCGGCCGTGCCATACTTTGCGCCCTTTAATTGCTTTTCAAGGTCGCTTACTGGCTGCATAAGGTTCTCCCACTTTTTGCAGCGGTCTATATAGGCCGCTTTTTTGTGGGCGTGCTCTTCCTGCTGTTCCTTTTTCTGTGCAGCCTTTTTCTGCGCTACCTTCTGGCGGTATGCTGCCAGTTGGTCGGCAAAGAATTTTTGCCAATTGCCCGGGAAAGCTACATAACGGGCGTAATCATATCCTTCTGTATCTATATAATAGTAACGCACGCCGTCCGTAACGGCGGTAACGTGCATATAACTCAAGTTATAGGGTGCAACCAATTTAATGCGCTCATCCTCCTCGTATGTGCAACCGCCCGGAAAGTCGCCCCCCGCTGCCAGTTCGTCCGCAAGCCCCGGGCGGTCTAACTCGTCAGCCGTCACGGTTACGACCTTGGTAACGCGCATAAGTGCCGGGCGTACATGGTCGCGGGCATCGTCAGAATTGTTGCAGATTTCCTGGTTTTCCAGCTCGTCTAAAAAACCTTTCCCGCCATCACATTTAAGCCAGGAGCACAAGCCCCAGACCATTTGCCCCACGGCGGGCACCGGCTCCCCGTCGGCCTTGTGTCGGTCGGCGGCGTCTTGATAGGTCGCCCACTCACTGGCGGCATATTCTTTGCGCCAGGTGTCGAGGTCAGCACGTGCAGCCTTTTCCGCCTCTATCATTGTAGTTTCGCCAAAACGGCGAATAAATGCAGGGCGTGATACCGGTGAGTTTGTTCCACACCAGCCGCACAACATTACAAACTGTTCGTTCTTGCTGTTATATGTTGCGGTTTTTGCCGGGTCGGCAAAGATTGTTGTTAGCTGTTTCTTTATTTCGTCAAATGTTTTCTTTTCCATGATTTTAAAAATTTAAATTAATATATTGTTTGCGTTATTCGCCAATTCCTTGCGCTCTGTGCACTCTTTTTTTTGCTCGGTGGCACTACTTACTGCCTTCATGTGTTATTTTATGAAACCCGGCAACATCAAAGGCACTCTTTTTGTCCGTTAAATTTATACGGAACCTACCTGCATCATCAAAAAACAAAGGCATAATTATTTTTATATCTTGATTTTTGATGAAATGCAATCCCTTGCATTCGCTTTCTGGGATAAAAAGGTTGAACTCATCAACGAGTTTTAGCAAATATGCTACTTTTACGCAAATTGTAAAACCGTCGGATGTGATGTAAATAGGTTTTACATCTGTAGAAATATCGATTCCGTGGAACTTGAAAGTAATTTTATCTGTACCCCCTATGTGCTCCATAATAACAACTGAACCGTATTTTGAATTTTCGCTTAACCATTTTTTTAGAGAAATCCAAGCATTTTTGTCTAATTCCACCCTTTTTGTGATATCGATATCGCAAAACCCACGTTCATATTCACCGTAATTATACGCTTCTATCTTAGATACAAATCCGTTACATTTACAAAGCCAATACATCGTTGAATCCTCGCTTATTAGCTTGCATGTAAGAATCGCGCCATTGCCAGCTGAAGCACACATTTTTTCCCACAATGCCGCATCTATAACTGGGTAAGACCGCTCAAGGGATTCTTTCCATTTATTCCCAATATCACAGACGGTAACGGGCTTTGTCTGGAGGATGTAACCGTTTGTAGCTATAGCCCGCTTATTCCTTATATCCAAGCAAATTTTCTCAAGCTTCGGTCGCATTTCACGCTTCGTAGCAACGAATTTAGAAAGCGTTCCAAGCCCTTTGTTAATTTTAATATTAACAAAGTACATGACATTCGGTTCGACCTGTTTCGGCTCGTTCACCTCGTTGGATTCTATTTCGTCCAGCACCTCCGCCAGGTCGATTCCCTTCGGGGGTTCGGGCAAAGTGACTCTTTCAGCCGGTTCGACGGCCGGAGCGATAAACGCCCGCACTTTGTCCGCCTGCTTCTTGGAGAATATCCAGCCCGCACGCTTTTCACCCCCGTATTTCAACGCCGGGTTGAATTTTCCGCCCAGCACTTTTAACTCCTCTTTTACGGCTTTGGTATCCCCAAAAACCGCTATGGCCTTTTCTGAGTAGTCCACGACTTCCAGGCCTTCAACCGTTGCAGCCGGTTCAGATGGTCGAACCTCGTTCGCCGCTCCTGCCGGTTCGGCTGCTTTCTGGCTTTGGGTTTTCGTCTCTATTATTTTATACTCGTCACTAACTTCTATTTTTAAATAGAAGTTAGTATCATAATAATCCTCCATCCCGTCGCTATCGTCGTAGCGGAAAGAGGCGGCGAAGGATGCAACCCCGTCCAGCGCTGAAAACGCTTCAGGGGTTAATTCATCCTTCCAGTTCTTTATGTCGGACATGGTCCGCATATATCCCCGTCCAGCGCTCCGACTTCCAGCGATGAACGGGACACACGGCCCGGCCTTCATCACAATGGTCAAGTTGTCCGCGTACATTGACCATTGTGATGTTACGGAAAATTTGAAGGCCGGAAAGTTCTTTTTTGCAAAAGCCCGAACTTTTGAAGCTATGTCTTTCGTAGACAAATCACTATCGTAATTTTTCCCGGCCCATCCGTTTCTCGTGTAGAAATTCATCGTTTTCATGATAATTCGCCCTCCCAGCTTTTTGTAAGTCCGTTGTAAGCCATGTAATATTTAACGCCCATGTATTTTATTATACAACCGTCATCGTTATAACATAATACATGCAATTTATAACGCCGATCATAGGCGTTATTATAAATTTCATCCTTTATCGAGGAAAAAACTGCCGGGCAAAGGTCTTTTTGCCCTTTTCCTGTAGCGTCGTTAAACACTCCTATTAAAAATTTTAGCATTTATCTCTGCCCATGCCCTTGGGACGTTTTTCGGTATCTGGCACACCTATTAATGTTTTTTAGAGCTTTCTATTAGCTCTTTCTTACATTACAAAGATACATATAATTTTCTAATCTGCAAACATTTAGACTATTTTTTTTTCAAGAAAAACCGCTTTTTTGAAAAAAAGATTTTGATATTAATTTCTCTACATTCCTTTTTATTCGGATGATATATTTTCAATCTCCCGAACTTTTTAAATTCTTCTTTTTGGTATTTACGAGGTTTATATATCTCTACTTTTTTCCGATGATTTTCTTTTCTATCCGCCCTTTCCTTCTCCTCTCTCTTGCAGCTGATGACGTGCAACATGAAGGGATTGCAAAATTATTAGGGCTTTATTTATTTATCACATGAACTATTTAATTTATCTTTTCTTCTTATACGCACGTCTCCCAGCTGGAACAGTTTAATGAATAAACCACGGAAATATATATTTAACTCCTGCCATGTCTTAAAATCCGAACCCCTTCAGTTGTCAGAAGTTTCCACCACTCTGTAAACTTTTTTATGAAATCTAAAATTTTAATTTTAAACATTGGGGGGGGGTTACTTTGTACGCTTTTCGTATCTGTCGTATATTTCGTACATTTTAACGTTTGGGGATTTTTGGGCTTTCTCACGGATGGAGTAGGGTTGTAACCTTTGTTTATATTATACATATAATATAAAGTAAATGCGTTTATATATGCCTGATTATCAGTAAAATATAAACCAAAGAAAAGACACCCACCCCCCCCCCGATAGGTTGGATATAAAGAACGTAGTTACCTCATCTAAAAAATTTTTTTTCTGATTTTCCGGAGGATTTTTTCATCCCTCTGCAAATGTTAAATATAGTCAATCGATGTATACAATAATTAAAAAGTATCACATTGTATCATTCTTGATACGAAAGGAGGATGAGAGAGCACATTAAAAGTCATGATAACAAGCATAATAATAGTGAGTTAGCGTAGTGATATATACGAAATATCCATTATCTTTGTGTAGGATTAAATGATAAGAGAAAAAGTCTTAATCATATGAGTATGGAGGATTATTTGGAGGAAGAAAGTATCCCATTCCCAAGGGGTTCTGGGGGGAGCGAATTGGACCGGGGCGTGATAGAGGCAATCGTGTCGAACCTGCTGGAGGTTGGGGGTCGTTACGAGATGGTAGTGTCGGGGAGTGCGTCGGGACGGAACAGCATGAGCCAGTACTACGAGAACCTTGACGGGGTAGTTGAGTCGATGTTCCGGACGGTTGCGGGGAGCGACCTTGCCCGCTATCGAGACAGGGTTTATTTCTTCACGGGGAAGATATACGAGCCGATACCGGGGCATTCGCACTTGAGCTGGGCGATACGCACGTATTTGCGGAGGTCGGGAGTCCCGAAGGAGTTCATCATGCGAAGCTTGAAGCAGATAGTGTCGGCGGTATACAAGTCGTTGGACATAAACCGGGTATTGCATCCACGTTATAACGTGATGGCGTTCGAGAACGGGGTTGTGGACATGAAGGACGGAGTACTCCGTCCGTTTTCGCGGGACTACCATGTCGTGTACCTTCACAGGTACGCCTACGATGCTTCGGCGGCGTGTCCGAAGTGGCATGCTTTTTTGCGGGGGACGATGTTCGGCCGTCGGGTTTATTCGGGCGGTGTTTTGCCGGACAAGGACGACAGGGCGATATTGCAGATGTTCCTTGGCCTGTCCTTGTACGACAGGGGGACGATGGACAAGAAGGTGGAGAATGCGCTGGTGCTGTTCGGTAACGGGTCGAACGGGAAGAGCGTCATCATGGACACGGTGATGGGGATATTGGGGGAGGAGAACATCTCGAACCTCGGCATGGAGGCGTTGCTCCGGGGTGGTGATGAAAGGCAGCGCAACCTGTCCCAGATAGAGGGTAAGATATTCAACTGGTCGGGGGAGATGGAGGCTCGGACGTTCGCCGGCAGGGAGGACGCGGCGAAGAGCCTCATATCGGGGGAGCCTCAGCTTGGGAGGCGCATCGGGAACGACGCGTTCAAGATAACGAACATTCCCTATTTCATATTCAACGCGAACCATTTCCCTGTGGGGACTGACGGGAGCTACGGTTTTTTCAGGCGTTTCATCTTCATCGTGTTCGACAAGGTGATAGACGAGCGGAACATGAACCTGAAGCTGACGCACGAGTTGAAGGAGGAATACCCCGGGATATTGAACTGGATACGGCGTGGCGCGCTGTTGCTGGAGAAGAACGGGTTCAAGTTCCCGGAGAGCGAGGGTAGCTTGAGGAAGAGGATAAACGAGATGGGGCTTTCCGCCCTCGGGAAGTCGTGGGCCATGGCCCGGGGATTCTTCGCGCTGCCGAGGAAGGGAGTTCCGAACGACATGCCGTGCGAGATAGACTTCTCCACGATATACGAGGACATAAGGCGGTACGCCGAGGAGAACGGCTTCCCGCTTGCGTCGCGTCAGTCGGTCGCCTCCAACTTCCGGGAGCTTGGGTTCGACAAGGGGAAGAAGCGCAAGGTCGGCGGGACGGTCTACTACAAGTGCTACGGCCTCACGCCCGCCCGGCTGGCCGACGAGGCCGTGCCCGTCGTGGCGGACATGGATGTCGGAGTTGACAACAAGGGCTTCCAGTACGACGAGGAGGAGGAGAAGAGCAGGGTCGACAAGAAGAAGGACGAAAAGGAGCGCGGAGACGCTCCGGCCTGAGCCATCGGGCACGGGCAATGGCCGTTAAAGGCATCAGAATGCAAAATCATCAAATTTATTGGAATCATGGACTACGGGAAGGAAATACGGATTCACAACTTCGTGATATTGAAGCACAGGGCTGGCGGTGCGTCGTTTGTCAAAGTTCGCACGTTTGCCGGCGACTGGTCCGTGTCGTACCGGGAGGACAGCGTCATGTACCTCCTGTTAGACAAGGCGGACGAGTCGGCGCGCGATGGGATTCGCGACATGCTGGTGGGCATGTACGGCGCTTGCAACACGGTGGACGGGGAGTTCACCAAGGAGCTGTTCGACTCCTTGAACCGGTTTTATGGGCGGTTGCAGGCGGGGAAGGTCGATGTGCCGGAAGAAGAGGATGCCAAGGCGCTGGATGACGCGCGGAGGATGCAGGAAATGAGGGAGGAGATTTCGAGGTGCGGGGAAGGCGGCGAGCCGCCGGCGAGGTGAAGGCCTGCGGGTTTTCCCGGCACGCTTCCATAAATAAAATCTATAACACGTATGATATGTGATAAATAATATCTATATTTGCATATAGACATTCTAAGAGCTTCAAAGAGAGCCCGCTTGCGGTCCGTTCAAAGGATTCCGCGAGGCGGGCTTTATTCATTATTCTCGACATGGGTACAGACAGAGACACATTGAAATTCCAGAAGGAGGGGACGAGCGTGACGAAAGACCTGTATGCGGACTTCGGGTTCAAGACCACCAGCGTGCCCTTGTTCGTCCCTCAGGAGACGAAAGAGCCGTCGTCGCGCGACTGGGCGGACGAGCACGGGGAGGACGCTTACCTTGGGGGCGGCTTGAAGATGGCGGCATACGACGCGGAGGTTGGCGTGATTTACAAGGGCGCGTCCGGGACTTTCCGTGCGAGGCAGCAATCCTTGTACGAATACCTGAGAAGCGGAGGTCTGAGCATTTATTCCCCTTATTCCGACACCGGGTGCGCGGGGGCATACTTCAAGGGATTCGGCGATTTCGACTTCACGAGCGACAGCCTCGGCGACGTGGGTCAATGCACCCTTAAATTCCGCGTAACCAAACCGGAGGAGACGTTTAGCACATGAGCAAGTACAAGGTTTATGACAAGGGCGGCAGCGTGGTGCGCTGCACCCTGGACAAGGTGGAGTACAACGGGAGCTTCATGGACTCCCGCGTGGTGAACGCCACGGTTGAAAGCGGCGAGCCCATAGGCTTCGAGATATACGACTATGTCACGTACAGGGGGGAGAAGTTCGAGCTGGACTACAAGCCTTCCAGCACGAAGAACTCGTCTTCCGGCTCGGCGGGTGACGCGTACGTGTACGAGCTGACCTTCGTCTCGTTGAAATACGAGCTGGAGCGCTGTGAAATGCGGGACTTGGTCCCCTACGACAACGGGATAGTCTATCCCAGCCCGCTCACCATCGAGTTCACCGGGACCGCCGGCAAGCTGGCGGAGCGCATACAGGCGTGCCTGGACAAGCTCTATTCCGGCACGCGGAAATGGACCGTATCCGTTGCCCCCGGGGTCACGGACGAGGAAAAGAACATCTCCATAAGCCAGTCCAACTGCTGGTCCGCCGTGTCCCTTTTCAACACGGAATACGGGCTGGACTTCTACATATCCGGCCGTACCGTCACGGTCGGCGGGACGGGTACGGCGATAGATTTCACGTTCCGTTACGGCAAGGGGAACGGCCTTTACAAGATAGAACGCTCGGCGGACACGGACAAGGGAGTCGTGACGAGGCTCAGGGCCTACGGCGGGACGCGCAACATCGGCGACAATTACCTCCGCGACAAGACGGAATGGCCCGATTCCACGCTTCCCGCCAGCATGTACCTCCCGAACCTGATGCTCCCCGGGTTCGAGACGACCGGGATAGACTACATTGACGCAGGCAACGCGTCGGAATACGGCATAAGGGAAGGCTCGGTGGTCTATGAGGACATTTACCCCTCCCTGTCCGGCATGACGAACAGCAAGGGGCAGCGCATCGACGAAATCCAGGGCGCGGAAACCGTCTCCGACGACACGTCCTCCGAGTTCTGGATTACCACGTACGATTTGGAGTTCGAGAAGCCCCTCGGGGACTATGTCGTCACGGGCGGAATCCCGACCGTGTACATAAAGACCGGGCAGTTGCAGGGCTATTCCTTTGAAATCAACGCCGCCAAGATGGAAAAGCAGTCCGACGGCGGCTACAAGCTGTTCCTCGCGAGGAACACGGACGACGGCTTTACCGTGCCGAACAAGGACGTGAGCCTGACCGCGGGCACGGAGTTCGTGTTCCTGGGCATCGCCATGCCGAAGGCGTACGTCGAGGCCGCCGAAGAGAGGCTTCTCTCCCGCGCGGAGGAATACCTCGCCAAGTACTCCAAGACCAACTACGGGTATGAAATCGGGCTGGACGAGATATTCGCCGCCCGCAACCCGGGCATATACGGCACGTTGTACGAGGGGAGGAAGCTGCACGTGGTCGACGAGGACTTGGGGATAGACGAGGAGATAACCATCCAGAGCCTGACCATCTCGGAGGAATACGGCTCCATCCCCGTCTACAAGATAACGCTGAACAACGAGGTGTCCGCCTCTACCCTGAACCGCATACAAGGGCAGGTCAGCCAGCTGGAGAGCACCGTGACTAACGGGTTCACGTTGCTGAAATGGCAGACGGAGCAGTATTACCGCCGCATGGGGAGGCCTTACGCCCTCTGGACGCGCGACGGGACGACGATATGGCTGTCCATCGACGAGTCCAAGCTGTTCGCCACGCTCGATGCCACGCTCGCGTCGAGCAGGGACATCGTGTGCTACGCCACGGAAGAATCCTTCGATGACTTGGGTCTTCCGGTGGCGGCGGACTACACGACCACGGGGCTGTTCCGCGCCAAGGAGGGCGGGGGGCTGCTGTACGAGGCGGCGGGCGGTTGGTACGTGAACCCGGACTTCTCCGGTGGCGGCGGGACGAGCTTCACGGCCGGGACGGGGCTTGAGATGTCCTCGTCCGACATCCTGAGCGTCAAGTACGGCACGACGGCCGGCACGGCCTGCGAGGGCGACGACCCGCGCCTGTCGGACGCGCGCGAGAACCCTTGCGCGTTGTCATGGAGCGGGTACGAGAGCGGGT